AGCCTGCAGCCAAGCCCGCGAAAAAGAGTAATTAAACCTTAGCACAAGGAGACAGCCATGCTGCAACATGAATCGTCGGGCTGGGCCTATGCGGAGCGTGTTGTATCTGGTGAACAACCAGCAGCGCAGCCGTTAGTCCATGCCTGCACCCGCGCCGTTGAGGATCGGCGCAAACACAGAAACAAAGACAGCCAATTTTATTATGACGGTGAAGCTGCCAACCGGGTGATCAAATTTTTCGGATTCCTCAAGCACTTGAAGGGTCCCCTCGCCGGGAAGCCCCTCGAGCTCGCCGACTGGCAGATCTTCATTATTACGCAGCTCTATGGCTGGATGAGGACGTCCGACGGATACCGAAGATTCCGGACCGCTTACATCGAGGTCCCACGAAAGTCTGGGAAATCAACATTCTGCTCAGGTCTGGCACTTTATGGTCTGATCGCCGATCGAGAATCTGCTGCCGAAATCTACTCAGCAGCTACCACCCGGGACCAGAGCCGTATCGTCCACGGTGATGCTCAGGCGATGGTCAAAAAATCACCAGATCTACTGCAGCACCTCAAGGTCCACAGATCCGCAATTCTCCACGATGCCTCCGGGTCAAAGTTCGAACCCCTGTCGTCAGATGCTGGATCTCTGGAAGGCCGGAACCCTAGTTTCTCAGTGGTCGACGAATTACACGTCCACAAGAGCTCCGAGATCTGGGACGTGTTGAACGTGGCCAGTGGTGCAAGAGCCCAGCCGATAATTTTTGCAATCACGACTGCAGGGACCAATCGCGAGGGCATTTGCTACGAGCTGCGCGAATACTGCGTGAAAGTCCTCGATCCGTCTCTCGATGTTCATGACGACACATTTTTTGCGTCGATCTGGACCATCGATGTCGACGATGACTGGACAGATCCCGAGGTCTGGAAAAAAGCAAATCCATCCTATGGGATCAGCGTGTTCCCGGATGATCTTGAAAGAATGGCTCTGCAGGCTATGGAGTCGCCGACTGCTGAAACCAACTTTCGGACAAAACGACTGAATCAGTGGATGTCTAGCTCAGCTGCGTGGATCACCTCGCACGATTGGGAACAGTCCAAAGGTGAGCGGCCACCGATAAGTCACTTTAAGGGTAAACCTTGCTATATAGGTCTGGACCTTGCATCGGTTTCTGATTTTGCCTCGATGGCTCTGATTTTCGTCGAGGACGGCAAGCTATACCCATATCTAAATCACTATCTACCGGAGGACACCGTGGCAAACGCCACCGGGTTCATCGGCAACAAATATCGTGAGTGGACAGACGCCGGGCACATTACAACGACCGAGGGCAACATCACAGATCTCAGTTATATCGAAGAGGATGTGTTGAAAGCTATGGGAACTTATAACGTGCGCGAGATTGCATATGACGCCTATGGCGCAACACAGCTATCAGCCTCCCTGATTGAAAAAGGGGCCCCGATGGTGAAGTTCGCGCAGGGAATCATGTCAATGTCAGATCCCTCAAAAGAGCTCGAGAAGGCCGTCAAGGGTCGCAATATTATCCACGGTGGTGATCCAGTTTTATCTTGGATGATCAGCAATTGCGTCCTCTACATCGACCCAAACGACAATATTAAAATTAAAAAGGACAGCGACAAGAATAAGATCGACGGCGTCATCGCTCTGGTGATGGCTCTGGGCAGGCTCAAGGTCAACGGAGGCCTGCAGCTGGATGTCTATCGATCTCGCGGGATTCGCACCTTATAACCCCCTACAGGAGGCCAGAATGGCTCTATTTAACTGGCGCAAAGAAAAAGCAGCGCCAATCTCGCTACCGTTTAACAGTTCGGCCCTGTCGGACTTTTTCGGCAGTGTTTCGGGAGCCACAAGATCGGTGACCAATGAGCAGGCCATGCGCATGAATACCGTTTACAGCTGCGTCAAGGTCCTCTCTGACACAATGTCGACGCTACCCTGTCACCTGTATCGTGACACACCTGCTGGCCGTGAGGCGCATGTTTCAGCACCGCTATATACGCTCATGATGAACAGTCCGAATGAGTATCAAACAGGCGCGGAGTTTTTTAGTTATGTGATGGTAAATCTTTGCCTGTCTGGCAATTTTTATGGCTACATAAACCGCACAAGCTCCGGTAAGGTCGTCGAGATCCTACCATTGAAGACTGAGAACGTATCGGTCCAGCAGGACTCGAAATATAACGTCGTTTATGTCGTCACATTCGACAATGGTGATCAGGACGTCATGAGCCCGGACCAGATCCTGCACATCCGAGGCATGTCTCTCGATGGTGTGACAGGTGTCTCGCCTATTCAATACAACGCCAACACTGTCGGCGCAGGCATCGATGCCCGGGACTATGCGGCGAACGTATTCACAAATGACGCAACGCCTCGAGGTGTTCTCCACACTGACGGCATCCTCGACGATGACTCCTTTGAAAATATCAAAGCGAGTTGGAACGCCAGTCATGGTGGTGTCAGTAATTCTCACAAGGTCGCAATATTAGAGCAGGGCTTGAAATTCTCACCTGTCTCTATGACGCCTGATCAGGTCCAGCTGCTGGACTCCCGTAAATACACGCGATCCGAAATCTGCGCAATGTTCCGGGTGCCACCTCACATGATTGGTGATCTGGATCGTGCCACGTTCTCAAACATCGAGCATCAAGATCTCGCATTTTACAAGGCGACAATGCTGCCTTATTTGATGTTGATCGAGGCACGTCTCAACAAGGCACTGCTCAATGTGACAACTCAATGTTTTAAATTCGACGTCTCCAACCTGCTGCGCACCGATATGACAACCCGAGTGGCGACCTACAACACAATGATCACAGCGGGCGTGATGTCACCAAACGAGGCACGCACTGAGCTCGGATATAACCCGAGAGACGGAGGCGATGAGTTTGTCACCCAGTCCAATAATTTACAGTTCGGAGAAGAGCCCGACGATCAACCACAGGAACAAGTTGATGACAGTTAAAAAAATGGTAATAGCATTTGACCACAAGTCATTTGCCCTCGATGAATCGGACGAGCGAAAGTTTTCAGGATATGCAAACACGTTCGACCATCAGGACCGTGCCGGGGACATTACCCAGCGCGGCGCATTCATTAAGTCCATCGCCAACCATCAGGCAGCCGGGACCAAAGTCAAAATGCTCGCTCACCATGACACCACTCGACCCATCGGGGTCTGGACGTCGATGCGCGAGGACGACAAGGGTCTCTATGTCGAGGGTCGTTTGACCAAAGGCGTGCGCGATGCTGATGAGGCCTATGCACTATTAAAAGACGGAGCACTCGATGCAATGTCAATCGGATACCGAGTTGTGCGCGAAGAGTACGACCGGAAATCCGGCGCAAATTTACTTCATGAAATAGACCTTCATGAAATATCTCTGGTAGCAATACCGGCAAACCAAGAGTCTGTCGTGACCGCCGTGAAATCGGACCACGACATTCGATCCCTAGAGAAGGTCCTGCGTGATGCAGGTGTCTCTCGAAAAGATGCCAAGGCCATTCTGGCCAAAGGTTTCTCCGGGATAGACGAGGCGCGTGATGCTCCAGAAATTGACTCAAAATCTACAGACGCCGAGGTTCAAGCCGAGCTCAAGCGGATGTTACAAATAATTAATGGGAAATAAAATGACCGACCAAATCGAAAACGTAATCGCTGAAGATGTGAGTCTGAAGCAAGTGGCAGATGCTTTGGAAGCAAAGACCGAGGCAACTGATGCTTTGATCGAATCAAAGGTATCAACTGAAGCACTCGACCAAGTCAAGGCCGACTCCGATGCTCAGATTAAATCTCTCAACGACAAAGTTGAGGCGCTCGAAGCAAAAGCCGATCGCCCAGCTCTTAAAACCTCCTCAATTAAGGAATCCAACACAATGGACAACAAAGATATGCTTGCAACTTTCGCTCGCAAAGGCGTCGAAGGACTTCGCGCAAAAGCTGCTGACGTACAAATCTCAGTAGACGCACAAGGTGGATTTGCTCTACCAACTGAAGTTGCTTCAAACATCATCCAGCTGCAGCACGAGAGCAGCCCAATCCGTGGCCTAGTTGGCGGCATTAGCACCTCAACTACTGACTACTCTCAGTTAGTATCAGTTGGCGGCTCAGCAAGTGGCTGGGTTGGCGAAACAAGTGCTCGCCCAAACACTGGCTCACCAGAGCTCAACAAGATCTCCGCAGTATTTGGAGAAGTATATGCAAGCCCTAAAGCCTATCAGCACGTCCTTGAAGATGCGTTCTTCAATGTCGAGTCGTGGTTGGCTGGAGAGGTTGCTCGTGAATTCTCTGAGCAAGAGAATGTTGCATTCTTGAACGGTAACGGCGTCAACAAGCCTGTCGGCATCTTGAATGGTCTGGACACTTCTGCTGCATACGTTGCAGGCGATGCTACTCGTGACTTTGGTAAGTATCAGGTTATCAAGTCAGGACAGGCGTCTTCTTTGGGTGCTACTTCTGACGCTGTGATCAACTTACTGCGCTCAGTAGTTTTGAACACCAAAACTGGCTATCTTGGCAACGCCAAGTGGATGATGAGCCGCGCTACTCACAACGTATTGGTCGATCTAAAGACCACCGACGGTGAATACTTCCTACAGCGTGACATCACTGAAGCTGCTGCTGGTCGCATTTTCGGATACGAGATTGTGATCAACGAAGATATGGCCGAAATCGGTGCTGGCAACATGCCTATCGTGTTTGGTGACTTCGCAGCTGGCTATCAGGTTGTGGACCGTGTTGGCGTTTCTATGCTTCGCGACCCATACAGCGCTCATGGTGCTATCAGCTTCTACACACGCAAGCGTGTTGGCTCAATGTTATTGAACACCGAAGCTCTGAAGGTAGTTGCAATCGCAGCTTAATTTTAGACGCTCAAAATTGGTCGGCCCTTCGGGGTCGGCCTCTTATTAATTAAAATAAACTAAGGAATATTTTATGTCATACGCACTAAAACTATTCACGGCTCCAAGCCTCACAGTGTCCTATGACTCTGATGTGACTCAGTTCGAGACCCGAGGGAACCGTACAGGAATTTTCCAAACTAACTGCAACAGTGGCGACACCGTCAAGTTGCAAGCAAGACTCAGCTCCGACTTCAACTGGATAGATGTACTCACTGTGTCAGACGCCGATGCGCAACAGGAAGTAGTCATGTCTCCAGAGTTTCGAGTCGTGGTAACTAATACAAGTGGTCTAGAAGTTCTAGCCGCTATGCACGTCTAGGAGACCCTCATGTCTATAGAAGTGAACAATACAGGCATGGTGCCTGAGCCTAACCCAACTAAGTCTGAAATTGATGCCTTGGGTATTTCAGCCGGAACACTGAACGGCTACACAATTTCGGTTGTTGCTGAAGTTCCAGCGACTCCTGTGGCTAACACAATTTATTTAGTGGAGGAGTAGTCATGTACACGACTTACCTAAATATCGCTGAATACGAATACGTTGAAATTGATGATAAAACAATAATATTTAAAGTTATGAAAGACGATGGAAGCGTAGAGGATGTTGAGGTGGACACTAGTGGTCCACGAGCACAGTTTGCTCTAGGGGGAACCTTTGAAGAACTCAACTCCGATGTACTTGGTAACTTATTATCCGCATTGGAGACTAAATAATGGCTATTTATTGGTGCGACCCCTACATTGAATCGCCGTCTGGCGGAGTTCACGGAACTACAGGTTCAGGCACGGCTGGATCATATTCTAATCCATACAGCATAGACAACCTACCAGAAAGCGGATACTCCAATGGTGATGAAATTCGATTAAAAGCCTTACCCACAAATCCTTGGATAACTGGACCTGCTTGGATAAGCGGCGTAACAGATTTAAAAACTTACGTTAATGGAAACTATGGTGTTTACTTCGACTCTGCCCCTGCTCAACATTCCTTTTTAAAGTACACCACCATAAAGGGCGATGAGCAATACGTTAATTGGGGCACGCACACCACCAACACTCTAGATGCTTTTGCCGGAGTCTGGAGGACTGGTGTTCCGTATGCAGATTTGACTCAACCGGCATATCAACTAGACCCTCAATATTACCTAAGTAATTTAGTTACTCCTAATAAGGCCGACCTATTAAAGGGTCCAAACTTTCTGCTAACGACGCTAACGGCAGGCTGGGTTTCTGAAACAACACGCGGTGGGGAAACAATTATTCACCGTGTAAACCCTACAGGGTATACCGAGAATTGGTTTGGAGCGTCTGCCATCTTTGGTAATAAAATGACCGTAGATGCTCCTGAGTTAACGATCTCACATTCAATGAATACTTCAAGCATGAGGATGTATATTTACGGAGAGACTGTTGAACTTCGCGACATCAATATGCGAAATACGTTTAGCTCCTCTAACAAAATGTATATTAAAACAGCCCTCACGTTTAAAGCAAATTGTCTTACCTCTGGAGGCTACATTTACCTGTACTCCCCCTATTATGACACGGCGGCTACTCAAGGCGTTAACAGAGACATCAAGCACTTGTTGCTGGGCTATTATTTTAAATATGAGAGGCAAGGAGATTCGGGACCTATCAATTTCAAGTTTAAAAACTTAGGGACATACTATTATGATCATAACAATACTCATACTGTACATCTCTCGTACTACGACGATTTTTGGTTGAACTGCCTATTTAAATCTGGCAGTGGAGTCCCCACAGAAATGGATGTAACTTCCTCAGTCAATATGGCTACCACCCCCGCTTTTCAAAAATCTGCCGTTTTGCTTGGACCTAAATTTGAATCTAATTTCAGTAGTTATAGAGATACTAAATCAACTATAAGTACCTATAATCAATACTTAGTATTAGGTGCCACGGTTGATGTATCAAAGGGTGATGTTTATTTCAGAGACTTAAACCAGTCTTCGAGTACTACTTTGGAAAATACGACAACGCACTTCGTCACTTCTCCAAATAATTACAATGAAAGTTTTAGGCAAAGCAAGTTCTGGGGAGTAGATAGAAACTCAGGCAGGCAAGTAGCATTCTGCCCCGTTATGAATCGCGATAAAGATATGATGCTAATGTACAACTCTACGGAGTATGGTGGCAAATTAGTCTATCACCTTATGCCTCACCAGTACGCTGGTTTCGATCGTGTTTACCTACCTATGCCTACAGGTGTCAGTGAGATCACATCTACCTCAAATTATCGTTTAAAGGTTACGTTAGGTGGGACTACAGTCGGATCTGTTAATGTCAAAGGGTATCTGGATGGTAATGGTACCAGTGATGACTGGAATTTATCGCCATTTAATGTATTTACAATAAATGCCAGTTCTGGTGGGTCAGGTACTGTGGTATACAGCGACTCAATTAGTGCGTCCGAAATTCACGGCGCACAGCAACTAACGCTAATACTTCAATTAGGGCAAATTTACGCAGGATCGAGCGACTCAGATTATGATGTTGCCAAGATCTGTATAGAGAGTATTGAGTTGGAGGCGGTCTAATGCACTTAAAACTCGGAACAGTATTGCCTTACCTAAAACTAGGCACTACGCAAGCAGGTGCGCCACCTACAACTACTCCAGTCGGGTTCCTCACTGCTAGTCTGAATAATACAAACTATTCGGTCTATGTAGCTAATGTCTCGGCAGTGCTCACTCGTATAGCCAGCGCACAGTAACGCTAAAGCCCTCTCCCTTCGGGGAGGGCCTCTTTCCAATCGAATAAACAACTATAACGGAGGCCACATGGCCCTTTTTGACAGCATTGCTGCGTCATTTGATGGCGTACAGACGACTTTCACATTGTCAGTCAATGGCGCGCCTCTATCAGTCCCAACCCCACGAGATTTGGATATATCAATCGGTGGAGTCGTGCAATATGAAATTACAGACTTCAGTATCTCTGGTAGTGAAATAACATTTAACAACGCGCCGCTTGCCGGAGATTTATTTCGTGGTGAGTATTTTGAGATCACTACCATTGTTGGTCCTGATGGCGCTCAAGGCGCAACAGGCCCGCAAGGTACTCAAGGCATCCAAGGTGAAACAGGTGCCACTGGCCCGCAAGGTACTCAAGGCACCCAAGGTGAAATAGGTGCCGCTGGTCCACAAGGTGAAATAGGTGCCGCTGGTCCACAAGGTGAAATAGGTGCCGCTGGTCCACAAGGTACTCAAGGCATCCAAGGTGAAACCGGCAGCCAAGGCCCTCAAGGAGCTACAGGCGCTGCGGGAGTTACTGGGGATGATGGAGCCACAGGCACACAAGGTCCCCAAGGTTTACAAGGTGCCACAGGTCCACAAGGTGATGCTGGTGCTACAGGCACACAAGGTCCCCAAGGTTTACAAGGTGCCACAGGTCCCCAAGGTGCTATGGGCACAGCAGGAACTGACGGCAACGATGGCGCTATAGGTCTACAAGGTCCACAAGGTCCACAAGGCTCACAAGGTGCTGCTGGCGCAGCGGGCGCTAATGGCGACGACGGTGCACAAGGTCTACAAGGAAACACTGGACCACAAGGCGCTACAGGAGCTGCTGGCGACGATGGTGCTCAAGGTCCACAAGGAAACACTGGACCACAAGGACCACAAGGACCACAAGGTGCTGCAGGAGCTGATGGCGACGATGGTGCTCAAGGTCTACAAGGAAACACTGGACCACAAGGCGCTACAGGAGCTGATGGCAACGATGGTGCTCAAGGTCCACAAGGAAACATTGGTCCACAAGGTGCTACTGGCGCTACAGGAGCTGATGGCAACGATGGTGCTCAAGGTCCACAAGGAAACATTGGTCCACAAGGTGCTACTGGCGCTGCAGGATCTGACGGCAACGATGGTGCTACAGGTCCACAAGGAAACATTGGTCCACAAGGTGCTACTGGCGCTGCCGGATCTGATGGCAACGATGGCGCTACAGGTCCACAAGGTCCACAAGGAAACATTGGTCCACAAGGTGCTACTGGCGCTGCAGGATCTGACGGCAACGATGGCGCTACAGGTCCACAAGGCGCTACAGGCGCTGCAGGATCTGATGGCAACGATGGCGCTACAGGTCCCCAAGGTCCACAAGGCGCTACAGGCGCTGATGGCGACGATGGTGCACAAGGTCTACAAGGAAACACTGGACCACAAGGTCCCCAAGGTCCACAAGGCGCTACAGGCGCTGA